CACTGTTTGGCATGATGCAGGACAGATAGTTGGTCCAGAAGGTCCACAAGGTCCTCAAGGTATTCAAGGTGAGCAAGGAGTTGCTGGTCCTAAAGGAGATACTGGACCTCAAGGTTTGCAAGGTATTCAGGGAATACAAGGAGAAACAGGCTTAACTGGTCAAACAGGTTTAATTGGTCCCAAGGGTGACACAGGAGCAACAGGTGCAACTGGTCTACAAGGCTTACAGGGTGAGCAAGGTCCACAAGGTTTGCAGGGTATTCAAGGTTTAACAGGAGCAACTGGAGCACAAGGTATTCAAGGACCTATTGGGTTAACTGGTCCTCAAGGTATTAAAGGAGACACAGGTTTAACAGGTAGCACAGGACCACAGGGACCATCAGGAGTACAGAATGTATTTGTACAAAGCACTGCACCTACATCACCACAACTCAATTGGATATGGATAGTTATCTAAATGCCTAATTTAGACTCAAAAATACAAAGTTTTAATCCTGAAATCTATAGAAAACTTAACGAGGGTGTAACACCAACTACTTCAAGTTCTATAAACACAGGAAGCATAGTTGTTCCCTACACTCTTTCTGGAGTTGCAGGACAAACAACTTCCATAAATGATGGACCATTAGGCTCAGATGGTGTTTCTTATAACTTAAATCAATTATATCCAACCCAATTTTCTAATGGAGTGGCTTATAGTGCAAATACTGCTATGGGTCAGGCAGTTACAGATAGAGATTACTATCAAGGAATGTGGTTTAAGTTTCCAAATGCTTTAACAACAGCAAATGCAATAAGATTAATGAGTACATCTGCATCTGGTTTTGCAACAAACTCAGGTTATAGCATTGGTCTTACAAACAGAACTGGTGGAGGCTTTAAAGTAAGTATGTCTCTTTCAAATGGGTCAACATTTGTCCCTTATTCTGGAACACCTGGTACCAATGTAAATGATGGTAATTGGCATTACCTTGCTGTAAGAAGATATGGAAATACATTTGATGTATATGTTGATGGTCTATTAGAAACAACAGGACAAAATCCAGTTGTTAGCAATACATATTCAATTAACCATGGTAATGGTTCAGGATATAACCAACAAGCATATGTTATGAGGATGGGTCATCTGCACTTTGGTACTACAACTAATTTTCCAGCAACTGCACCTATGGAAATCTGGTTAGCAGGAACTACAAACGCAAGAACAGTTAAATACTTCAATGGAACATCATGGGTTAATTCATCAGCACAAAAAGTTTGGAATGGAACTGCATGGGTTGATTGGAATGCAAAAAGGTTTGATGGTTCTGCTTGGGTTAATGTTTAATCAGATTAATTAAAACAAGGTTTTAACTTTAGTAAAATACATGCTGTATAATTGATATGTAGCCACGACATATGGCTCACCTCCCTTGGGAGGGGTTCAAGAGAAGTCCGTTGCCAAACTTACATATCTCCCCCTCTCAAGGTCTTTAACTTGAAAGGCAGAGCATGAAAAAGAGTATTAAGTTAATTAGAAATCTAACTGAGCAAGATGTAAGAACAATTAATTTGTTTATTCATAGGGAAGCAGTATCAGTTATAAAGACAGGCAAAGTTACTCACCAGTAACATAAGGGTATCAAAAAGTGGCGTAGGTCACAAAAGTATGCTACAATATATACATAGGCACAAAAGGCAACGGATAGGCAGTTTCAAGCCACACGAAATCCACACATAGCCACACATAAGCCACAGCACGAATTAGGCAGCACCTATCTCTCAACCCTGCTTGGGGGAATAGGAAAAGAGTTACTTACAAGAGCGTTCTTTCTCAACTGTCTATTCAAATATAAGAATCCACAAAGCAATGTGGCGAAAGCATTTCATGTCGTGTCAGCACGAGGATATGAATGAGCAGGTCAAATAGAAATATTTGAGTGAACACTTAGTGCGGAGAGATATCTTCAAGCGGGATATATAGATTAAGAATTAAGCACTCTTAGTTCCTTTATATAAATTATATATAAAGAATATATATCTCTCAGGGACACGGCTTACGGCTCTTGCATGTAAGAAAACAAAAAACAATATAAAACATAAAGGATATTTATGTTTAAAACAGAGAGGCAGAGCAATGGATGTAAGCAAGTGGGGATTCATACCAAGTGAGCAGATTGTTTGGTTTGAACAAGATATGCAAGATAGAAGCATTAATACAAATCCAGATACTGATGATATGTATGAACGCTAAAAGAGGAAGACCAGCAACAGGCAAAACTGGCAAGGGACATAATGGAAGTTATTACATTCCTGACCCTAACAACTTTAGAAAACATTTACATAAACAATATGTTGAAAGATTAATCAATGCTTATGATTCAATACATATAAATGCATTTGATGTACCAATGTCTTGGGCAATGAAAAGAGATTTTAGAATTGTTATAAATAAGGGTGTAAAATAGAGTATGAGTTTAAGTAGTTGGGATTTGGATTACAGAGATGGTGTTGAGGGTGAAAACCTGATGGCAGACATAATCCAAACCTGTGAAGTTAAGAAAGATTTTCAATGGCAGAAGACAGGTAATGTCTACATTGAATTTGAGTGTTGGTATAACAATGAGGGTAAATTCAAACCAAGTGGTATAGCAGTTACAGAGAGCAACTATTACAGCCTTGTACTGCCTGTTAAGGACCTTAAACCAGTAGTGGTGAGTGTTCCAACAAGTATGTTAAAGAAACTCTGCAAACAGTCTCCTACGGTCTCTATGGACCAAGGAGCAAATCCAAGTAAAGGGTATCTTGTGAAGATTTCACAGATATTTGAGTTGATGCAAATTGCGGCAGCCTGAGATTGGTTTTCCTGATTCACCTACTTACTATCTTGAGAAATACAAACACTCAGTAAGACCAAGACCATGCGTTAGATGTGGTCAAGCAGCGTATTACTGGCATATGGATTGGTCATATGTATGTGCTCCTCACTTATTGGATTTGGTATGTATATGGGAGGCAAAAATAGATTGGCAAGAATACAAAGAGATAGACAAAAGGATGGAACGCCTCCTGAAGCGACCTCCATATTCTGGTGCAAGTCTTGTTCAGGAGTGGGATATGCCAGTCTCCTATGTTGTGGACGAGAAAGAGAATGGATTGGGTGGGTAGATGGGCTACAGCAGCACGGAATACAAGAAGAACAGAAAGATATTACTTAGTAATAGTCCCTCATGTGTGACATGTGGACTGGAGGCAGATACTGCTAATCACATACTGCCTATCTCAAAGGGAGGAGGGGATGGGTTAGACAACCTTGAGCCTATGTGTCATCTATGCAATAGCACATTACAAGACAGAGATGTAGCAAGAGTAAGAATGCAATGGTTTAACCCTAAATACAAATGACAGGTTATGAACTCATTATGTTGAATCTACAAGTATGGATTGTGTTCTATTTGCTTGGTTGGTCAATATTCAAATGAATTAAATCATGGGGTTTTTTATGCGTACACAGGAAACCCCGCATCCTCCAAACTAAAAATCCAACAGGGTAAATAGTGATTTGGAATCATGGAAATACACGCAATTTATAATTAGTAAATCAGGAGGCAGAATGAGAACAGGATTAACGCAAGGACCAAGGGCACACAGGCTTATTAAGTCTGATTTTGAACCCCTTGAATTAGATTTAACTTTAGAGAATGCAGTTATCGCATCCATTAGAAGTGCTACATGGCTTGAGGATGCAGACTTAGGGGCTGCTCAACAGGCTGTTTTACTTGCTCAAACCATGGACCAAATGCCTGATAGAAGGCACCAATTGGCTCCTATTTTGATTGGGTTACTCAGCAATTTAGGGCTTATGAACAATAGAAGACAGGATTTGAGCATAACTCCTCAAGAAATGCTTGCACAGATTGCTAATGGGGCTTAATGGAATGGCTACCCACTCACTACACATCTTCCCTTGATGAAAACCTCATTACAGATGGGGACAAGTTAATAAATGTAGTAGAAGCAATATGGAAGTTACCTGAAAAGCACAATGCAGGGTTAGTTCTAACTGACTGGCAGAAGTGGTTGATTCGCAGGGTATTGGAAAGATATCCAGATGACCATGAAGACCCAGAATTAGCAGGAAGACTTAGATACAAACAGGTCTGTATCTCAATGCCTCGTAAGAATGGTAAATCTTTAATAGGAGCCTTGTTTGCACTCTATGGAATGCTCCTCCATGAACCTGCACCTGAAGTTATCTCAGTAGCAGCATCAGCAGACCAAGCAAAGATTGTTTATAGAAGACTTCTACACCAAACACAAACCTCAGAGATTCTTAAATCCCTATTCTCTCGTTCAACTGAGCATAGAGGTCTATGGACTTCTGATGGCACAGGTGTGTATAAGGTAATTGCTGCTAAGGCAGGAACAGCACAGGGTCTACATCCATCCCTTGTTGTATTTGATGAGTTGCATGTGGCTAATGAGGATGTGTGGACTGCAATGGCACTGGGTTCTGCCACGAGACCTGACGGTATAACAATTGGTATTACTACAGCAGGAGATGACACCTCTGAACTATTAAAGAAGTTATATGAGCGTGGTGCTAAGTCAGTAGATGAAGATAAGAACTTTGAAAGGTTTGGATTCTTCTGTTGGGAGGCTCCACAGGGCTGTGATGTGTTTGATGAGTTTGAAGTACGCAAAGCCAACCCAAATCTTGCATCTGGTCTACTTTCTTGGGCATCTGTAAAGAATGAATTAGCAACAATGCCAGAGGCAGATGCTCGTAGATATCGCCTAAACCAGTTTGTTTCCAGCATGAATGCGTGGCTTCCTGTAGGTACATGGCAGTCATTGCCTTATGGAACTTGTTCAAGAGTTCAAGTATTTGCAGTTGATAGAACCCCAGGGTGGGACCATGCCTCAATAGTTGCAGCCACTTTAGAAGATGGAGACATTGTTTCTACTGAATTAGTTGCATCATTTAATAATACAAATATTGAGGAATTAACAAGGGCTTGCGTTGGATTATCTAAGTTTGGTGCTCCATTTATTGTTGATTCTTATATTTCTTCAGACCTTGCACAAGCACTGCAACAACGAGGAATTAGAGTGCATAAGGCTACACATAAAGACTTAATCAATGGGTCAAACAACGCATATCGTAGAATTATGAGAAAGACATTAGTTCATCCAAAAGATGAAATTGTGTCAGTGCAAATGCAAAGGGCAGTGCGTAAGAATGTTGGTGAGTCTTGGAAAATCACAAGAAAAGACTCTATGACAGACATAGATGCAGCATTAGCAACAGTTTTGGCTATCTGGTATGTGGACACACAAATACAAGCAACACAGATGGTCTTTTAAAGGAGACACATGGGATTATTTGACAAACTTTTAGGCAGAGAGCAATACGAATATGTAGAGAACTATGTTCCTTCAGAAATGGAAGAGCGTGGTGCATTCATCCCATTTAGACAACCATTTGTAGTTAATGAAATTACAGCGTTACAACTAATACCAGTATCAAGATGTATATCAGTTCTTGAAACAGCAGCAATGCAAATACCTGTTGAAGTAGTCAGGGGTATTGAGAAAGTAGATTCTCCATCATGGTTAGTTACTCCTGATGTTGAGAACAATGTAACTCAAGCAGAATTTCTTGGTCAAACAATTGTCTCAATGGCTATTTATGGAAATGCATATTGGAAGATTTACAGAGGTGCCAGAGGTATCTCTAATATGGAACTTGTCCCAGCAAACTGGGTAAACATTGAACAGGACACAAGAGGAAACCTCACCTATTCAATCAACGGTACAAAGCAAGCAAAAGACAGCATTAAACACTTGAAATTATGGTCCATTCCTGGGGATATATATGGGCAGGGACCACTACAACGCCATAAGCAAATTATTCAATCAGCCAATGACCTGCAGAACTATGCAGACAATTGGTTCAAGATGGCTGCTGTTCCAACAGGAACTCTCACCACATCAGAATTTCTTTCTGCAGATATTGCCCTTGCTAACAAGAAGGCATTCATTGAATCACAGAAGGAAAGAAGCGTTGCTGTGCTTTCATCAGGACTTGCATATCAAGCGATATCACTCAACCCTGAAGAAGCACAGTTCTTGGCTAACCAAACATTTACTACTCGTCAGATAGCAAACATGTTTGGAGTTCCAAGTATGTACCTTGGTCTTTCAGTAGAAGGCTCAGGACTTACATATACAAACGGTAATGAAGACAGACAAAAACTGTATGAAGACGGATTACAGCAGTACATAGTTCGCATTCAACAGGCATTAACTGATTTGCTACCAAGAGGTCAGAAGGCAGAATTTAATATGACTGGGTTCCTACGCCCTAATGTATTAAACAGATATCAAAGTTATGCAATTGGTATTGATAAGAGATTCCTAACAGCAAATGAAGTTAGAGAGTCTGAAGGAATGCCTCCAATTAAAGAGTCAGACCTTCCACCAGTTGTTCAACCAGTAGTAGCAAATAACAATCCTCAGCAGGATGCTAAACAACCTGCAGTTTAAAATGAGGGTATATGGAGACAAACATGGAAAATAGAAGTTTTGAAATTAGAGAAACCAATACAGAAGCCAGAGAAGTTATTGGCAGAGCAGTTCCATACAATGAAACTATTGATATTGGTGGGGGAGACAAAGAGCAGTTTGTAAGAGGCTCTGTTGACCTAAATTCACATGTAAAACTATTCAGAGGTCATAAAGAAATTATTGGCAAGGTCAATCACATGGAAGAGCGTGAAGACGGACTCTGGATTAAAGCAAAGATTAGTAACACCAAACTTGGAGACGAAACTCTTGAGTTAGTTAAAGATGGTGCTATTCGTTCATTTTCAGTTGGGTTTATTCCAGTTGTAGATGAGAAGCAAGACAGAACAATCATACGCAAAAAGGTAAATCTTAAGGAAGTTTCTTTAGTTGATTTCCCTGCATATGAAAACGCCTCAGTGACTGAGGTTAGAGAAATCAAGGAGGAAACAAACAATATGGAAACAACAACAACACCTGATTACTCTTCAGAAATCGCTGAAGTGCGTAATCATGCAGAAGAGTTGGAACGCCGTTTAGAAGTTTTGTCAGTAGACAAGACAGAGGCTCCAACAGCACCACAATTCCGTTCATACGGTGAGTATGTAAAGTCAGTTGCAACAGGAGAAGACAATGGTCTTGTTCTTGCTCGTGCATTTGCAGATACAAACTCAGTAATGGCAGACAGCATCTTGAAGAACGCATGGGTCAATGACACCATCCGCATTCTTGACATGGGTCGTCCAACATACAATGTATTTAGTTCAGCACCACTTCCAGCAGATGGAATGACAATTGAATACCCACTACTCAATTCTGACTCATCAGCAATTGAAGAGCAGGAAGCAGAAGGAGACTCACTTACATTTGGTAAGATTGACCTAACTTCAGCAACTGCAAACATTAAGACATACGGTGGATACACTGCTATGACTCGTCAGTTGATTGAGCGTTCATCTGTTGCTTATGTAGATGCAGCATTCCGTGCAATGGCTGCAGCATATGCAAAGAAGACAAACAATGTAGTTAAGGCTGCTCTTGCAGGTGCTGCTACATCAACAACATCAGTTGCAGCATGGTCTGCAGATGCAATCATTGAAGCCCTTGCAGATTCTGCAACTAAGGTAAACAATGAAACAGGTAAGTCACTTGAATTTATTCTCGTATCTTCAGATGTATTCAAGCAACTTGCTAAGCAGGTAGATGGTCTTGCTCGTCCAATCGCAGCAGCCACAAATCCTTCAAATGGATTTGCATCAATCAATCCAGTTGGACTAACAGGTTCAATCGCAGGTCTACCAATCGTTCTTGACCCATCACTACCAAATGGAACTTTCTACACAGGTTCATCTACAGCACTCACAACATATGAGTCTGCTGGTGCTCCATTCCGTTTGAATGATGGAGATATCACAAACCTTACACAGCAGTTCTCTGTTTATGGCTACCTTGCAGTTGCTGCACAGGACCCTAAAGCAATTGTTCGTGTTGGTAATCCACTGGACTAATAGGGGAAATTAAATGGACTGGACTGACCTCAAGGCTTATGTAGGTGCTTCTGACTTGGATAACGAGTTTGCAGAAGAGTGCTGGGAAACGGCTACTGACTTAATTGCATCTTATGTGCAATCAACAAAGGTGCCTACCCAAATTCTAAAGCGTTGCTACCTTGAGGTTGGTTCAGAACTATTTCATAGACGCTCTGCACCAATGGGAATTTCTCAATACTCAGCATATGACGGAGCACCTATCCGTATTGCAAGAGACCCATTAGCAGGTGTCTATCCACTACTTAACCGTTACATGGTGAGGTTTGCATGAACATTTCAGGTATCAAAGAAGATATTGCAAATATCTTAAGAGAAGAACTGCAGAATGTTTATAAGTTTTCACCAGCAAGACCAACTGCTCCTTGTGCAATTCTTGAAGCAGGGTTTCCTTTCATCAGTGTTAATGATGATGAATATGAAGCAATCTATTCAACTAACTGGAAGATTCTTCTTCTTGTTCCAACA